CCTGTAGTTGCAAGTCCAGTACCCCTTCCCAACGAGCTCTATCAAAACGAGACCACAGCCAAAAGCGACATCGACCACCAACTTGGACTGTACGAAATGATGATGGGTAATTCCAACGCTGCCCCACAAACTTATAAGGCTACAATTAGCCTGGATGAGTTTGGACAAAGAAAGATTAAGAGTAAACTTGCTGATATTGAAGCTGGTTTAACTCGCCTTGCACAGGTAGCAATACCATTAATGCAAGAATTATATCAAATGGAGAAAGTTTTTAGAGTTGTTCAACCGAATAACTCATTATCTGAATATGCCATCAATAAGAAATTATATGATGACAAATCAGGTGCAATACAAGTTTTCAATGATGTCACCGTCGGTGCATATGATGTAGTATATGTTTCAGGCTCGACACTTCCGTCTAATAGATATGCGGAACTCGAGTTTTACATGGAAGCGTATAAGGCGGGACTCATTGATAAACAGGAGGTCCTGAAGAAGACAGAAGTTTTCGACATGGAAGGAGTACTTCAACGAACCGATATCATTGGTCAGCTACAACAACAGCTCAAGGCAGCGACTGAACAACTAAAAGATCTTCGAGGAGATATGCAGACGCTCACCCGTGAGAATGTACACCTGAAGCAAAAGGTAGAAGTCGAGAAATTCAAGAGTGGATTAGACGCAGTTGAAACTAAGGCGAAAGCCGCGGGTTCATTGTTTGATTCACGCTTGGGTGACCAGCTCTCTTTGGTTGAGAAAGAAGTACGAGATGCAGCAAAAGAACAGAGCAAACCCCCATCCGCATCTAATGGGGCTGCTAAAAGGAGATAAAAATGGAAGCTAATAGTCCAGAACAAGTAACTACACCAACTGAAGCCCCCCAGGCCGTTCAGGTAACCCCAGATGTTCCTGCTTTCGAGCAGGAGATAGCAGCTGAGGCTACACCAGAACCCCAAGGGACTACCTTCGAAGAAATCGTCGGGGTTACCCCAAATCCTACAGAACAAAATGGAGAGGCACCCGCATCAAACGATCAAGTTCGGTATGGTTATTGGCAGTCAGAAGCTGCCAAATTGAAGAATCAGTTAGCTGAAAAAGATGAGATTCTTCGTCAACAGACACCTGTAATAGAGTATGTTACGCAAAATCCTGGAGTACTGCAAAATGGTCAGGCTCCCGTTGTAGCACAACCTCAACAACAGCCACAGGCACCTCAAGTAGAAGAGGCTAAAGAGGAATTTCCTCCACCGCCTTTAAAACCAGAGAGACCTGTTGCTTATAGTAGAGAAGATGCTTATTCGGACCCAGCCAGTGAAAGTGCCCAGTATGATGCAACGGTGGAACAATGGAGAGATGATATGCAAACGTATAATCAGCTCCATACGTCTTACCAAGTAGCATCGTTGCAGGAAAATCACGATAAGGAGATTGCAAATCTTAGGAAGTTTGAAGATATGCGTCAAGCCGATGCTCGACAAAGAGCAGAATTGGATAATGCCAGGAGGTATGTCAAATCCCGATATGATTTAGGATCTGAAGCAAACCTGGACTCTTTTATACAAGAGATGAACGATCCGAATTCTGTTAATATGGATGACCTGGTAGGTTACTGGAAACACAAAAATGGTATAGTAGATAATGCACCATTAAGTAATTCGCCCCAAGTGCCACAACAAGGAAGTCCTACATTTGAACAGTTGAAGCGGGCTCAATCTGTACCAACTCCTATGGGGGTTCAAACCTCCGCTGGGAATCAGGCAGCAGATCCTTCGAACAACTTTATGTCGTCTCTTATTAGTGAGGAAAAAAATCGAAACCTACTATAAAGGAATAAGGACACAAAATGGCAGACTATAGTTCAGGTCAATTAATTTCCACTACTCCTAACACTCCAGGTTGGAGTGGGCAAGATGTTGATAGTCTTAGACGGACTTTTGGAATCGGTGATACGGTTCATGAATTAGCTCCAGAGACTTCAATTTTCTTTAGCTATCTGAGTAAGCTCGGAAAGAAACCAATTGACGAAACAGTATGGAAACCGATGGAATATCGGTCGCAATGGCAAAGGCGTAATTTTGTCGCGGATCAATTCAAAGTAACTGGGACTGTTGGTACAAATCCAATTACTGCGATGGCTGATCCTACTGGTGCAGACTCGACTCACGTAGTCGTTTACTGTGACTATAATCATCAGGGTAAAGTGCGAGCAATCGCTGCTGATCCTGATCACGCAGACTATGCAGGTTATGCTCCTATTTACTTGGTTAAAAACCAGGTGCTTAGAATAGATGGTGTAGCTTACAAATTAACCGATGACCCAGATTATTATAAATATACTGGGGCTGGAACAGCAACTCTATCTTCTAAGGCCAACGCTGGAACTGAAGATGGATATGCTCTGATCCCATTGGCTAAATTGATCGTAGTAAGCTCAGGCAGTGCAATCGGTCAACCTTCTTCTGGTGCTTGGTCTAAGAAAGGTCAAGTTATCGGTTCGCAATGGGCTGAGGCATCTGGTGCTCCAGACGGATGGAGAGATGAATTGAGTGACGTGGAATTTTTCACGCAGATATTCAAGACATCTGTTCCTTTGATGAGTGGATCAATGCAGGCTACCAGGTATCGCGGTTATGCTAATGAATGGAAACGTATCTACAGTGAGCATGTCAAGTCCCATAAAATGGACCTTGAGAATGCTTTCTTATTTGGCTATGGTAAATATACCAGTGCTGATGTAAGAAACTCCTGGGGTATCGAGCCTTTTATTAGAGCCAAAGGTGGTAAGAAATACGAGTTAGATTATGATGGAACTACACCAAGTGGTTCAGGTTATGATGTTAATGCTCCATTTTCTTATGACGGCATTATTGACGTGATGGATGACTTTATGAACTACGAAGGTGGAAACAGTGGTCAAAAACTGTGTCTAACTTCTCGTAAGGTTATCAATGCACTACACAAAACAGGAGCTAATACCTTCTTAAAGAACTCATTTGACTCTGACTCCAGTCAGTTGTTTAGTGCTTCTTTAGATGTGAAGCCTTCCAGTTTTATGCCTATTGACATTTCCTCTATCTCTACATCTTGGGGTTCTATGAATTTCGTAGCTCACCCACTGTTTAGACATGATATGGAAGATAAGGCCGTATGTGTTGACTTGAAACATGTGTCTATGAGACCACTTGCTGGTAACGGACACTCACGGGATACATTCGTAGAAACGAACATTCAAGAGAATGATATCGACGGAAGAAAGGATCAGATCGTTACTGAAGCTGGTCTTGAAGTTCTCTTCCCAGAGACTCATGCTGTAATTGATTTCGTAACTGGCGGATAATCAAAAACTCTGATGGCGGGGTCCTTCGGGGCCCCTCCTGACGAAACGTAATGGCGAACAAGATAAAAGATAGGGTTCTGGCAAAGCTTGCAGAAGATGAGGATACATTTGTAAGTGATATAGTCAACGAGCAAGACCTGTTTGAACAGGCAGTTTGGGAAGTAGCAAGTATGCTGCCAACCAGAATGCTCGTTAATGTTGCTGCTGACCCTTCTTCTCCTACCACATCTCCTCACGCATTGATAGTGCATGAGAGAGTTTTATTGGTCCTACGAGATGATAACGATGCCGCATCTGGTGGTAATCTAATTCAGTGCGAAGAAATTGGCATTGAAGACTCTTGGAGAGTACTTGATACTGGAAGTATTCATTTTGCGACTAAAACAACTCCAGTTTTCTGGGTCCATAGAAAATCAGGTGCTTCAAGTCCAGAAGTGACAGTTGCCCCTGATTCCGATCATCTCACAGTATATACTTATAAAAGGCAAACAGTCGGTGATGGTAATGGAGAATTAGACTGGGATACCGCTACTGGTATTGATAACATTCCCGATGAGGCTCTCGAGGCTATTATATTGAGAACTGCCGAGATGATTATGCAGCAGAAACTCTCTAAGATGGCAGTAGACGAAGAAGATGCTGAGATATTTGCAATATATAAAGCAAACTTGGACCAACTGACCAGTTCTTTTAGAGATGAACTAACCTTACTTAAAAAAGAGGAAATTAAGAAGTGACACTAAAAGAGCAGATTGAAATAATTCAACTACATCATCCAGGCAAAGGTGAAACAATGATACGCCAAGCTCTAAACAGGGCTCAAGATGATTTTAGTGCTAAAACAGTAATGTTAAAAGCCACGGCTAATGACACATCTGTTGCTGCTCAAAGAGCATATACTCTACACCAGGAGATGTTAGACATCTACCGCGTCGAACTTGAGAATGAGCAGATTCCTAAACTTATTGGAGCTATTCCAATAGGAGACGTTGATGATGTCTCTGGCGAGGGATCAGGTGGTACAGCATTAAGTATACTTGATAAGGCTGATAAATACGCTTGGTATATAGACGGACTATCTCTGAATTTAGTTGAGAAGTGTGCAGCCACAACAAGTTATAATTTTAAGTGGCAAACAATATCTACAGCGGGACTGAAACTTAGGCTGTACTATAATAGAAAGGCTACACAGTTCAGTGCGAATGATTTGACATTAGTATCTGAATTGCCTTCACAATTTCATGAATCATTGTCTATGAAAGTGATATCAGATTTTTATAAACTACCAGGGGAAACATTCAATTTACAGTTAGCTGCTTACTTTGATCAAGAGTATGAAAAGCAAGTAAGAGAAGGTAAGAAGTACTCTAAAAGAGCATTCCAGCGAACTGGTTATATTCAACAATGGGACTATTAAATGGGATTTACAAGAGATACTCGTAGTTTAACTGGATTTATATCCGAAGGAACCCCTGTTAATAACCCTGCATTTGCAACCTGGGATAAGGATACTTTAGCAGCAGGAACAAAGTTTTCCCTTGGTGATGGTTGGTATCTAAATGTACCAAAGGGTGGAGCTGATTTTACGATACAATTTGGGACCACAGATTTGTTTAAAGTGGAGCAGAATGGAGATGTTACCTATATAGGCAATGTGAATTATACAGGAACATTTACCTTAGATGGGGGGACTTTTTGAGAAAATGTGGAGATTGTACAGAATGCTGCAGAAGTTTAGCCGTGTACATAAGAGATGGGGATTACAAGTCACCAATCGGAAAGTATTGTAAATATGTTAAAAAAGATTCAGGATGTGGAGTGTGGGATGATGATAAGTCAAAACACTGTAAAAGATTTAATTGCGGGTGGTTATTAAATGAAAAAGTGCCTGCAAAGTATAAGCCAAATAAATGTGGCGTGGTTTTCAAATATGAGGACCAAAATCGCCATTATGCACAATACTGGGTTAATGAAAGAGATTTTAAAAATTCTAAAAAGTCGATGAAGGAGTTACTAAAACTTACTCCTGCTCGAGAGAATGTAAGAAAAACGACAATAATAGCTTAAAAGGAGATCATTATGGCTACTATTAAAATTAGAAGAGGAACTACAGCTTCGAGTAGTACAGTTGTCCCTGCTTTAGGCGAACCTGTATGGGATAGCGGAACTAATGTTCTTAAAATAGGTGACGGATCAGCACAGATCCAAAACCTAACTGCAATTGGAGCAACGGCTGCTGGTACAGTTAATACGTCGGGAAGTCCAGTTGATAACGATTTTGCTAAATTCACAGATGCGGATACAATTGAAGGAAGAAGTTATTCTGAAGTTCGTTCTGATTTAGGTTTAGAAATTGGAACCGATGTCCAGGCTTATGATGCCAACAACGCAACGACCTCTACAAATTGGGCAGCGTCAGACATCACAAGTGGGACCTTAGCGGTCGCCAGAGGTGGTACTGGGTTAACGAGTGTTAGTACTTTGCTAAATTCAAATGTCACCCAGACATCTTTAGGTCTTGTAATAGGGACTAACGTTCAAGCATACGATGCTCAGTTAGCTACTTTAGCAGGTTATAGTGCAGCACAAGTTACTCGTGGTATCGCAGATGGTAACACTCTTGAGTGTGCTTCTGGTATTGCAGATAATGACTTCCTGAGAATCAATGGAACTGAAGTTGAAGGTCTCTCTGCTTCTGAAACATTAAGTGCTATTGGTGCAACATCAAACACTGGTACTATGACTGGTATAACTGCAAGTACTGGAATAGACTCAACGGGTGGAAATTCTCCAACAATATCAGTCGATGTATCTGACTTTATGGCTAGTGGTTCAAACAACAGAGTTCTAACGGCAACTGGAGCAGATGCTTTCCAGGGTGAGGCAAACCTTACATTTGATGGAAGTAAGCTTACAGTTTCAGGAAACATGGATGTTACAGGAGATCTGACCATAACTGGAGCCAGTTCTTCTATTGACGTTCAAACATTGAATGTTGAGGATTCCTGGATACAAATTGATAAGGATAACACAGCATCAGACGTTGTAGATGGCGGAATATCACTACTCTATGACCTTGGTATGGGAGATATGTACTCTGGATTTTATAGAGATGCGAGTGCTAATACTCTTCACTTCTTTAAGAACTCAACTGTTGTTCCTGGTGCATCTGCTACGTTTTCACCTGATGGTGACGCAGGCGTAATTGCAACTGGTGACTGGCGAGCAACTGATATAGCCGTATCACACGGTGGAACAGGTGCAAGTTCTGCAAGTGCTGCAAGGACCAACCTTGGCTTAGTAATTGGCCAAGACGTGCAAGCGTATGACGCTAACAATGCTACAACATCTACTAACTGGGCTGCTTCAGATATTACAAGCGGAACATTAGCAGTTGCCCGTGGCGGTACAGGGCTTACATCGGTATCTACGTTATTAAACAGCAATGTGACACCAACAAGTCTTGGTTTAATTATCGGTACACACGTACAAGCTTATGATGCTAATAACGCGACTACAGCGACTAACTGGAGTGCTGCTGATATTACGAGTGGTACTTTGGCAGTAGCTAGAGGAGGTACAGGATTAACAAGTGTCTCCACACTACTAAACTCAAACGTTACGCAGACATCTCTCGGTTTAGTTATCGGCACTAATGTACAAGCATATAATGCTACTTTAGCTACGGTAGCTGGAGGTACTTATGCTGGAGATGACAGTATAACAACAGTAGGAACTGTAACAGCAGGAACAATAGATGGACAGACATTCTAACCATAGGGAGGAAATATGGCTGAAGAACAACAAAGGGAAAAGTTCCCAAACTTAGTAGAAACTAATGACCTGGTAACACATATAGGTGCATTGACTGTAGACCTTCTTAATCGCTCAAAGATTGTGGATGATCTATGGGAGAACATAGACGTTCTTCTTAATAAAGAAGCGAAAATAGGTGTTTTACTAACTGAAAAAGATGGTGAAATAGAACGATTAACTAAACAATTAGAGGACCAACAGGCTAAATTAGATGGGAATGCTCAAAAACAAAATGAAAAAAGGCTTGAATTTGAGTCGGAACTCAGCCGTATTCAAGCGGATGTTAATGACAAAGACGCTACTATTGATTCGCTGGAAAAAGAAGTTCAAGCAGTGGAAGCAAGGGCTGTAATTGACCAAGAATCTTTCAGGGCAGTAGCACAAGGGGAAGTAAAAGTACTCGAGAAAAAAGTTAAAGATCTCCAAACTAAACTCGATAAAGCCAAGACTCCTCCACCTAAACCTAAAAAACAGGTAAAAAGGAAGACTATGAATGGCTAAGATCCTTGTTAAGTCAAGTAACACATCAACGGATACTCCAACAACAAGTCAAGCCACTACTGCTGAACTCTGTCTAAATACTAAAGATAGAAAACTATACGCAGGCACGGACACAGGAAGTACGTCAAGCCCAGGATCTACAGCAGGACAGGTTAGTTGGATAGGTGCATATATTGATAATGGTAATCTATCTACAGGCTCAGCTGACAGGCTTGCTACTCAAAATGCAATAAAAAACTATGTAGATGCTCAAACTCATAGTGGAGAGGTTAATCAAAACGCCTTTAGTAATATTGCAGTTTCTGGCTCATACACGATTCAAGCAGACGCAAAACAGGATACACTCACTTTTGTTGCTGGCACTGGGGTATCAATAGGAAATAACTCTGGTACGGATACTACCACATTTAGTATAGGACAATCAGTCGCACAGGATGCTAATGTAGAATTCGCTGAACTAACAGCTACTTCAACTTTTACCGCTGAAACAGATATTAATTGCGATGGTAATATAACTTGTGGAGGAGGTGATATCATTGCAGTAGGAGACTTCGATTCACAAGGTGGTTCAGCAGCAGCACCATCTCATACCTTTACTGGCGATAAAGATACTGGAATGTATAGAGTTGGTGCAAACGAACTTGGTTTTGCTACTAATGGCACTAAAAGATTGTTTATCTCAGATTCAGAGATGCAACTTACAGGTGATATGCTAATAAAGGCAAGTAGTGGTGCATCAGACCTTACGATTCACGGACCATCAGGTCAACATGCTAACCTATTCCTATTTTGTGATAACGCTGCTAACGATGCTGATAAATTCAAGATACAAGCTGGAACCGATGGATATTTAAGATTCTTTTTTAATAATGGAAGTTATGTTGAGGGTGCATCTCTAAAGTCTAATGGTTCTTTCTCATTCGCAAATTCAACTACTTTTATCGGTGGATTTAGTGTTTCAGGTGGGACTGCATATATAGGCGGTACAAGTATCCGTAATGCAGCTATTCTAAATGCTGGTACTGTTGCGACAGCAAGATTAGGAAGTGGTACAGCAAGTTCAAGCACATATCTTAGAGGTGACCAAACTTGGGCAGCAGTAAGTGGTGGTAGTAGTGCTGTTTATGTGATTGGATATACAGATTTGCGTGGTAGTTCTACTGCTAAATATCTTGGACTGGGTGGTGGAACTGGAAGTACGAGTACTAATTTTGGTAGTCAAATGGCTGCTGGATGTCATTTTATTGCACCAGCTACAGGTAATTTAGACTCTGTTAGAATGGTGATGGAGAGTTCTTGGGGCTCTAGCACATCAATAAAAGTCTATGTAAACGCTATTTTAGCGAGGTCAATTACTCAAAGTTTGACTTCGACTGGCTCATCAAATGATTATAATATACCCCTTGATGCTAACGCTAATGCTGGTGACACTATAACTGTGAAGGTTGACCCAAGTGCTACATCACCTCAAGCAGCAGCATGGACTTTTAAATATATACCAGATTAAGGATGCGAAATGGATTTTATAGCACTATATGGAGAAGCGGGAATGATAGGCGTAGTAGGAGCTATGTTTGTCTTCTTGGTAGTACAAATGTCAAACAAGGCTGCAAGACAGCAAGAGACATTAGAGAATTTAAAGATTGAGAATAAAGGTCAAAGTGAAACACTTGAAAACATGGAAGGCATGATAATTAAATTAATTGGCAGATGGAACGCAAGTGATGATAAGCTGGATAGAAAGTTTGATGCAATGACAAAAGAAATTAATGATTTGGACAACCAGGTATCAGAGATAAAAGGGTCTATAAGTAGGTTAAACGGAAGGCATTGATTATGGATAGTTTAAAGGTGACAAGTATGAGTACTGGTTTAGGGTTAGTTTACTGGACAGATTTGATATCAGGTGTATTGATGTGCGTAATGTTTGCTGCACAGATATACTACCTATGGTTAAAAACACAAAAGATAAAGGAGAATGACAAATGGCGTTAGATTTTAAAAAAATGCTAATGAATATGGCAGAAGCTCAAGCAGAGAAAATGAAAGGCGAAGCAATGGGTTTTATTGCGTCTGATGAATTTGCTGATGAGCTTGCAACTAAAATCAATAAGAAGATTGACATCCCCTTCGTTAGCGAAGAGAAAGAACAAATCTTCTTTGAGCGGGTAGTGGACCTGGTTACTGATGTACTTGAAGGTATATTCAAGAAGTAACTTTGGAACGATTATCATACGTGGTTCCCAAGGAAGACAAGGGAATGTCAACATATTCTGATCTGGTATTAGATGGGGAGGAGTCTGATATATTGGATAGAATGGGAGTTTACGGGACAAAAACGTACCCGTCTTCACCAGGTCAGTGTGTTGAATGTAACGAGAGTGACTTAAAAGCACTTGAGATATTAGGTGCGTTAAACAAGCCTCTTTTCTGGTTATGTCGAGGGTGCGGTTACCTGCACATGATATATACCAGGGAATACACAACTGAACGTCTGATGAAAGCAGAAGGACTATTTACTCACCCTGATTTTTGGATAAAAGATGGAGTAGATTAAAATACATGGCGAACCGCAATGAAAAGAGTCTTAAGCACATACCACAAAGCTTTCTTACTGATCAGGACGACTTTAGTCCGACTAAACTATCAGAAATGTATGGTGTTAATAAAAGGACTATTAGGAAATGGAAACAGTCCATTAGGGAAGTCTATGCTTTTGTTAAGGCAGATTTACCGCCCGAAGATATCGATATTGAAGACCTGGTTAAACATCGGGTTAAACAATTTCGAGCTAAAAATAAACGGGAGATGGCTGAAAAGCTCATTAATATAAAGATATTAGATGATAAACCTATTGGTATTGCACATTTTGGAGATAATCACATCGATGATGATGGAACTGACATATCACTACTTCTTATGCACGGTCAATTAATTTCCAAAACAGAAGGCTTGTATGGTGGAAATGTTGGAGACATGCAGAACAACTGGGTTGGAAGACTTTCTCGGCTATATGGTGAACAAAGTACATCTGCTAAAGAATCATGGAGATTAACAGAGCATTTTGTAAAGATGGTCCCCTGGCTTTATTTAGTCGGTGGAAATCACGATGCCTGGAGTGGTGTTGGAGACCCATTAGAATGGATGATCGGAAGAGGAATGACTAACTATAGTAATCATAAAGTTAGGTTAAACCTTATTTTCCCTAATGGCAAAGAAGTTAGGCTTAATGCACGCCATAATTTCAGAGGACATAGTATGTGGAATACTGCACACGGAATTAGTAAGGCTATACAAATGGGGTGGAGAGACCATATTCTAACTGCTGGACATACTCATATATCAGGCTATCAGGTTTTAAGGACCCAATGACAGGACTAATAAGTCACGCGGTACAAGTGGGTAGCTACAAAACTAATGATAGATACGCAAAAGAATTAGGATTAGATGATAAATGTATTTTCGTATGCCCTATTACAATCATTGATCCCCAATATAATGAT